GCAGGTGCGGAGGATGTACTGCAAGTACGGTGAGGCTGTGTGGCGACAGAACCCTCACCTCACGAAGAAGTCTGTGTATGACCATCTCGTAACCCTCGGGTACGATGGCACGACATGGGCTTTCTATCAGTACCTCAGCCGCAACGGCGGTACAGACGCTGTGAACACAGAGCGCACACGTCTGGCCCGTGGGAAGCGCGTGTGACATGAAGTCTGCTCACACCTTCCGCCAGTCGTGGGCGAAAGACTTCCTGCTGTGCCCAGAGCGGGGTCGACGTTCAGCGTTCGACCCCGCCTGGGACTCCCCAGACTCAGACGCAACCGTCCTAGGCACAGCGGTCCATGAGTACATGGAGGGGCGCCTACACGGTCTGGGGCACGGGGAAGCTCTGCACGATGCCATGGCCTGGCTGGACACGAGGCTGGAAGCTGGTGACTTTCAGCGTGTGCAGATCAAGGGCGATGACACTCTGCGGAGCAAGCTAGAGGGATGTGCGGGGCGGCTCAGCGTGAGTGTCGTCCCGCATGTCCCTCCTGTGGACCCGTCCGAGATCGAACGCCACTTCGATGTGCCGCTGGCACCTGACGGCTCGATCCGCCTGTCAGGCACCTGGGACGCACGAGACATCCACGGCCGTCTGTGGGACTGGAAGACCGCCGCACGTCTCGACCGCTATGTGGGTTGGGAGATCGACCGCTGGTATGTGCAGCCGACCTTCTACGCCACAGCCGCACGTCTGCAGGATCTTGTAGACGCCCACGGCGAAGCCACAGCTCTGGAGATCTTCTGGAGCGGTGACGAATGGGAGATCCCGTTCACGTTCGCAGTCGTCACAAAGACGCCCGAACCGATCGCAGACACGTTCGACACCACCCGCACACACGGCCATGCTGCGTGGCTGCTGGAGCAGCTGCGCAGCTTCGTAGCCATGCGTGAAGGCATGAGTGTCGACGTGCCATGGCCCAAGAACGACCAGCACGCTTTGTGCAGTCAGAAGTGGTGCCCCGCATGGAGCACCTGCAAGGGCCAACACATCCGATGATTGCACCGCCAGGTAAGGCGGCGGCTACATTGGCAAACCAGTTGGGGGGCAAGACAGAGCACCCCCACAGAACCCCATAGGAGGGGAACATGAGCAAGGCTGACTTCAGCCCGAAGGACCAGCTGATCGTCGCACAGGTGGCGGTCAAGGGAGCGATCGACATGATCGTTGCTGGCAAGACAGACAAGGCGTTGGCAGAGGCTGCCGCCTACATCGACTCCGTCGTGTGGCGGATCGCTGCAGAGACGGGTGCCGTGGCCCCCGTTGTGCAGGCTGTCCCCGACTACGAACCCGACTTCGCTGATCTGGTTCATCAGGAGTTCCCTGGCGCACAGGTCGTCGCCGCTCCCGCACCAGCCGCTGCGCCCACGGCCGTGTCCCCGATGCCTCCGCATCCTGCCGACACCAGCGACAAGGCCGAGAAGGCTGCGAACAAGGCGTGGGGCACCGCCCGCTACCAGGCGGCTCCCGACGAGTTCTGGGACAACCGCCCGAAGAAGGCGGCTGGCGAGTACAAGCCGAACAGCCCCGACCTGAAGCACAAGGAATCGGGCCTGGCGGTCTGGCTGTAAGCCGTCCACGATCTGGGGCAGAGGGCAGCACGTCTCTCCGCTGCCTTCTGCCCCAACCAACCTGCCTGGGAGGCACACATGGCTTTGCCACGACTGTTGGATGACGACTCAATCGACGCCGCTATAGAAGCGGCCCAGACCACCTCCCATGGCACGGGGGCAGACGTAGAAGAACCTGCGTCTGCCCCTGAGTGGAGGTTCGTTCGTCACCTTGGATCAGCGGTAGACCCGCTGGTCGACGCTCTACAGAACACCGAAGGACGGTTGATGTGGGGCATCAGAGACTTGGACCTGATGATGCGAGGCGTCGGCAACGGCGACCTGTGCTTCGTCACGGGACGAGCACACAGCGGCAAGACACAGCTGGTCATGCAGGCCATCTGCAACAACGCACACGGCCGCTTCATCCTGTTCACCCCTGACGAGATGGCAGAGCTTGTACTGATGAAGCTCGCAGCCATCATGCGAGGGCTGAACCCCGAGCATGTCGAGCAGGCCATCAAGGCAGGCGACAACGACATGATCGAACTGCTGCGCACAGTCGCCGCAGACGACTTCCCCAACCTCGTTGTCATCGACGACGGACTCGACTTCAACGACATGCGCAAAGCTGTCATGGAATGCGAGGCGTACTGGGAGGCGCCTACACAGGGCATCTTCATCGACTATCTGGAGTTGATCCCTGGCGACGCCGACCACGACGGCGTCACATGGAAGGTGCAGGAACTCAAGCGGTTCGCCAAAGGCACCAAACGTCCCGTCATCTGTCTGCATCAAGGCAAACGTGGCGAACGTGGCCAGGCCAAAGGCATGGACGGCATGCGGTACGGCGGCGAGAACGAGGCCACCTATGTGGTCGAAGTGTTCCGCAAGTGCCAAGACGAGTCGCTGGACGCCTACGAGCGCGAGGCTGAGCAGAACAGCATCACCGTCGGTGTCGTGAAGAACAAACGGCCACCGTCGAAGACAGGCTACGTCGACCTGCACATCGCCTCTGAGACAGGCGCCATCAGGCCCATGCAAGAAGGCGACCGTTTCGTCCGCATGGACGACGGGGCAGGCCCCACACAATCACGAGCCAAGCACAACGCTGCAGCCCTGCAAGCCCTGAAGGACGAGGTCGCAGCTAGCCAGCCCGCCGAGGTGCCCGACCGACCCATGTTCTAGGGGGGGACATGAACGACACATTCATCACCCTGTTCCAAGGGAACCCTGCCGTCATCGGCACAGAAGAAGGCGGCTGCGACCGCAGCCCACACAAGACCACCGCCGACCACATGGCCTGGTGGGTCACACAGATGCAGCAACACCTGAACGGCGGGCCACAGGCAGGCGTGTACCCGATGGTGCAAACCACCGACGGGTTCGTCGTTCACTGGGGCTGCATCGACGTAGACGAAGGCGAAGAAGCGTCGTTGATCCACGCCAGCAACATCGTCACCGTTCTCCGCAAGTTCGGTGTCACAGGCTGGATCGAACGCTCCCGCTCCAAGGGCTACCACGTCTGGGTGTTCGCCCAAGACTGGGTGCCCGCACAACTCATGCGCCGCGCCCTGCTGGCTGCTGCACAGATCGCGCAGGCACCCACCCGTGAGATCAACCCGAAGCAGTCGGCCCTGGCAGACGGCGCAGTCGGCAACTACGTCAGGCTGCCGTACCCAGGCAACAACCCTGGGGCCGACGAGCGCCGCCGCATGGTCGTCGATCACACGCTGGACGAGTTCGTCACAGCCGCCCACGAGTCGGCTGTAGACGCACCCACGTTGGAGCCGTTGGCTGCCCTGTACAAGGCACCACAGCTGGTGACGGCCAAGAGCTTCGGCAGTGGCAGTGTCAGCCGTGCCAAGTCGGCACGGCGACGCATGTCTGGCCTGGCCTGGCACATGTACACGCAAGGCTGCGGACGACAGGACGACCGCTCAGAATGGCTGTGGGCTTTCAGCCGTGAACTGACCAAGTGCGACCTGTCCCTGTCAGAAGCACAGGAGTTCCTGTACGAGGCACATGACCAGCACGCACCTAAGTGGGATCATCGTGCAGACAGGGGACGACCACAGCTCGACAGGATGCTTGCCAAAGCATCTGGGGCTGTCTCATAGGAAGGACACTCGTGTCGAAACACAAACTGGAACTGCAAGACGAGATCCCGCTGAGGCGGGCTACGAACTCCAAGGACATCCGTCCAGACGAAACGCCCGCTCAGTGGATCAGGCGGCTACAGGAGACGCCCGATGAGTGAACAGAACCGACGAGCCGTGCTGCTAGAAGCAGAAGAAGCTGTCTGCAGCGACCGCAACAAAGACTACGGCGACCCCGAAGACAACTTCGACGACATCGCCCGCCTGTGGTCTGCGTACATGCGCAGCCCATTCACACGAGCAGACGTAGCTGTGCTTATGATGCTGGTGAAGGTGGCACGCATGAAGACCTCGCCAGAACTCAAAGACCACTGGGTCGACATCGCAGGCTACGCAGCCTGCGGCTACCCCTCAGCGTTGGCGGACGGTAGCGATGCTTGAGCTGTTCATGTTCATGCTGCTGCTGCTGTGGATGGTCGCCATCATCTACCTGCTTGCCATCTGGGAGGACCACAAAGATGGCTGAGCATCTCACAAACGCCGCACGGGACTGGGTCGAACACGCCCACTGCCGCATCACCCGCATCAACCCCGACTACTTCTTCCCAGAACGGGGCGGTTCTGCACAGAAACAAGCAGAGAAGCTGTGTGCCCCCTGCACCGTCAAAGACGAGTGCCTGCGGTTCGCTCTGGACAACAACGAGTGGATGGGGATCTGGGGCGGCAAGTCAGGCGAGCAACGCCGCAAGATCAAACAGCTAGAAGCCAAAGGGATTGACTGGCAATGACTCGACGCAAGCCCATGCGCATGTACATGCAACTCAAGCCGAAGGTGAAACAACGCCCTCGGCTTGGGCGCCGTGGGCGAGTGTTCACCCCCACAGCCACGCTGCAACACGAAGCCGAGATCGCAGCTCTGTGGAAGAAGAAGTTCGGTAGACGCAAACCTCTGGAAGGCCCTGTGCTGGTGTCTGTCGACTTCGACAAACACGGCATGTGGGTAGAGGTGGCGCCTACAGACCTGCCGTCTTTGATGCGGGGAGACATCGACAATTACCTGAAAGCCGTCTTGGATGCGTTGAACGGGATTGCGTATGTCGATGACAAACAGATCTCGGTGTTATTGTCCACAACCACAGGGCACCTGTGGAAAACCCAGGAGGAAGACATGCCGAATGTCGGCGGTAAGAAGTACCCGTACACGAAGGCTGGCAAGGCTGCTGCAAAGAAGGCTGCCAAGAAGGCCACGAAGAAGAAGCGATGAGCGAAGCATTGCCGCACCCTCGGCGTCTGATGGAAGTGCTGGGCGACATGGCTAAGCAGTTCGACGACGCCATCGACATTGACTGGGGCGACGACGCAGACGAAGAGATCGTCGGCGTTTGTGACCTAGAGAACCCCGAGACGTGTGAGAGTTGCCAATGACGCAGCGTGTGCTGAACGGAATCATGGCTGACGTGATGCGACGGGCAGGCATCAGCCCTGCCGTCGCCCAGCG